TTCCCGCATAGGTTTCACCCTCTTCATACTTTCCTAAAATATGTAAATCAAGTTCTGTGCAATAATGCGTTTCAACTAATTTTGTTGGGGATCGCCGTTCCCATGTTTTACCTTCCATAAACTTACGAAACAGGGTTGTCTTGCCGGTGCCAGGAACGCCACCAACAGCAATAATCTTTCTCATTGAATATCTCCTAAAATAATAGTATACTCTTATGCTTATTTACGATCAAGTTTTGTACAATAACTCTGATCAATCTTATTGACACTCAATTCCAACAATTCTTCTCTACGTTGTAACATTGGTTCTGCCCCAATCAGTAGTTCCTGAGCAACCCTTAGATCTATATTATGATCTATACCATGTTTCAACTTCAACACTTTATCTCCATGCTGTAAAGTGCCCTTTCTTAGTTTGCGATAGTCGCATAACAATGTTTCTATTTCCTGCACTCCAATTGATCTGTTTGGATTTTGTGGACATACATAGTCTTTGAAGAACTCAATTTGATCGGTATAAAATGTTTCCATCAAAGAACATTTGCGGATTTCCTCTTTGGTTCTAAACTTATGAGTCGATCCAGTTCTAACCATTTCGTATCCAGTCAATGAACCCCTGGGCACTGACTTTCGGAACTCAGGACCCCATTGTACCGAGTATTCCGGTATATCAAAAACTGTTTCAATCATATCTGCTAATTTGAATGAGAAGTACTCCCCGAAGGTTGGTATCTTCTTGCAGGCAACTAATGATACAGACCATGATTTATGTTTTATAGTTTCATCTATTGCATACTGTACCCAGTCTTCCGGAGATTGTTTTCTTAGTTTGGGTAACTGAGTTCCAAACACCCTTGACTTGATATTGGTTTCTCTTGAGGCAACATCCTTACGATCTTTACCAACCTTTGCTTCCGTAAACAACTGCAGTAGTTTATCATAGTATTTGTCGTCATCTGATTCGTTGGCCAATGCAATACTAGACTTCAGATCATACACCATGAGATGAGAGAATATAAATCGTTTCTTATCTGCGTGAGATAACCCAGAATTTTTAACCATAGTGTATATTGGATCAACATCTCCAAATGCAATATGCTTGAATGAGAAATCTCTGAACCCATCTAGCAATTCAAAGTCGCAATCTGAATCATCAAAATATACGGTTCTCAAAAGGATTCTTCCAACGAACTATAATCGTCAATTGACTCTGGTTCTATTCCCGTAAGTCCCCTGTCAACCCACAACCTCTTGCGTTCTTTGCGAATACCAGTCCAGTTGTTTTTCTCTCCAAGAAAATGACTCGGCATAGTCTGTTCTCGTATCTGAAATAACTCATCCCATATATCAGATGATTCTGGGTGCCATTCTCTATACTGATTAATATGTTCCAATTGTCTATCGGCATGATACGGAGCATAACGACTACACTTGAATAGGTTTCTGAATGAGCAAAGTTTTGGAGTGAACAATGGAATGTCAATCTTTCGGTCTGGGTATCGTTCCCATATCTTTTCTCTCATCCGTTCCAACTCAGAATTGAATAATGGAATATAGGATTTCATCTCCTCGGTGAGTTTGCCAACCTCATCAAACTCATTTGCTAATTCGTCCTTATATATCAAGTTGAACATACAACTGGTGAGGTTTGCTCCCTTGTCCCAATCTATGCTGTTTGCAGATGACATTTTGGCAGAAAAATGTCCAGTTTCCGATAGAAACAAACAACATTCATTGAATAACTCAGCAGAAAATCTACCGCATTCCTTTATGGTAAGGTTGTACGCAAGTGAGTTATCGTATCGTTGTTTATCTGTGCCAGTCCCAATAACTTCATATAGTTTACTGACTGGATCTGCGCCATACTTCTCTTGAAACTGTTTCATTAGATACTCAAATCTACCCTTGTATCTGTTATACTTTTTGGCAGATCCAAATATCATTTTATCTCTATTCGATTCAAAGAATGCTGGAGCATCAGATAGATTATCAAATGGTAGAACTTTGTGTAACCAGATTGCAGAGATCTCACTATATGTGACTGACATGTACCAAGACAACACCAAGCAATCTAGTTCAGACAGATTGTTATTGATAACATACTGAGACAAAGTGCCTTGATAGATTGGAGGTACTGCATTTTGATAATCGACAAACTTATCAATCCTCCAATCGCCACCTTGATCATTTGGTATGATCATTAGAATGGTTCGTCCAATGAATTTTTCTCTGCCATTAACTTTGGTTCATATTGTTTTGCAGTTTCTACTCCAAGATTAGTAACTAGGTAATCCTTCCATTCATCGGTGTCAAAACAACCTGGACTAACACCATTCCATAATTTGCGTTGAAGTGGATGATCTTTGTTAGTTCTACGAGATTCAATGAAAGCATAACGACAATCTTCATATTGTTTAGAACCCAACTCGAGCATCTTCTCACGGAAGTAAACAACCAATGATATACGTTCAGAACCTTCCTCACATACAATTGGAGTATTGCCATGCATCACTTCATGGTTGTTGATCAGAAGTAGATCACCTGGTCTTACATTGACTGCTATTCTATATTCAGGAGCGATCAAATATCCACCAGTGAACTTACCATCATTGGACAATACCAATAGGTTTGATAGACCCTCTGTGAAGTCACCCGCATCATAATGAGCAGCAGTTCTGAATGTCTTGTTCACAGTGATAGTTGTAAATGGAGTGCCTGGAACTAAGAACTCTGGATCAATCTTCTTTGCTGCTGCCATTTGATTGGAGTATCTCTTTGGCATCATTTCTTTGAAACCCTTGGCGAGGGACTTCAGAAATGGAAACGACATCTTGAACTTCTCAAAATTGTCTCTGGTATATCCAGTTATCCTGCCATATGGTATGCGAGGATAACGATCAAACCATCCGGCAATACCGGAGTTCACTGGTGCGCCATAAGTTGTATCACTAACCATTTCCATAATAACATTTGCAGATTTGATTCTCTCTGCCTTGTCTAAAGGTTGAATTGATGCAACCCAATCTGCGAAGATAAAATCTCCATCACGATACCTAGAAATTACCCATACTAAATTTTTACCTACACCACCTGCTCTACGTTTGTCATCATCTGTTGGGTACTTGGAGTTGATTTCATCAATGACATCCACGTCATCTAATGCTAATGATTCTGTATCATCAAGCACTGCGGATAACATATCATCCTGATAGTTTGTGACCCACTGACGCACAGATGTATCTACTGACACACCATCTTTGATACCAGATGCTAGACCTCTATTCTCAGTGCGAATTGCCGCTTCGCGTAATCCTTCATAAGCCATCTGCTGTTCTTTCTTGCTGAAATAATTCTTACGAAACTTGAATACAATTCTTTTTTCGCTAGTCGCTTTGTTGCATGTGTTACAGTCATTTGGCACATCACAACCATCACTGACTGTTATGTCGCAATCTGCCGGCATGTAAACATCACAATCTTCCTCTACCAATAAGTCATAGTGTCTTTCATCTATGAACTTACCAAGCAGATCCTTGCAATCATATTTTCTTTCAGCAACAATAGTTCTTACCATATCATTCTCCTAAAACTTAAAATCATCGAACCCTTCAGTATGTAGACGTTTCCCAATCTCGCCGTTATCAAATGTCGGTTTATCTTGCTTACCTTTGTCTGAGATATTACTTTGTGCTGATGCTTCTACATCAAACAACTTCATCTTTGATCTATCAACTCCAATCACGAACCTCTTGTAATAGTTTAGATCTGAATACCTATTCTTCAATTGCTTCACCATAATCTGCCCCAGTGCTTCCAGTTCCTCGGTGGAGATCAAGGCAAACATAAGATCGGCAGTTGCCGGTAATCCAAACGACTCACTGGTATCTTCCAATCCAATATCAGTATTCGTAAATCCAGATCTAGTGGTTTGCGTTGCTGTTAGGATTGGTAGGTTATGCTCAACTGCCAAAGCACGCAACTCTTCTGCAATTGATTTGATATAGGTGTATGAGTTTATACTGGCACCAAGTTTCATTCTGGCAGATGCACATATATTCAGATAGTCAACCATAATAATGTCTGGAACAAAATCTCGTTTGATTCTCAATTCCTCGATCAGTGCACGGAAGTGTCCAGAGTGCGCCG